CTTATCACTCTTACAATCATTGACGAACTTGGTGGACAGACGATTATTTCTGTTCCTGTCGGTGAGTTTACTTTCTAGCTGTGCCTCACATAATTTATTAGAAGGTGGTGGCATACCGAATGTAGTAATTAAAAGTTCTTCAATAATGGATTTACAAAACGAAGAACTCTTGAATTTAAAGCCAGCAAAAAGAAAACCAGTAATAGCTATATATCCTAATAGCTTTAAAGATATGACAGGACAGAGAAAATCTAATGGTTCGTTTGCTTTGTTTAGTACAGCTATTACACAAGCTCCAGAGGCTTACTTGATAAGAGCATTAAAACACGCATCGAATGGTGAGTTCTTTCAAATAGCAGAACGAGTTGGATTAGCAGATTTAACAAAAGAAAGACAACTTATTAGAAGTACAAGAGAATCGTTTGAAGAAGATTCTAGAGTAAAACCATTATTGCTTGCAGGACTGTTGATGCAAGGTGGTGTATTAAGTATAGATACGAATGTAAGAAGTGGCGGTACAGGTGCAAGATATTTAGGCATTGGAAGCTCAAAAGAATACAGGGAAGATTTAATAACTATATCTTTAAGACTAGTTTCTGTATCTACAGGTGAAGTTTTAATTGAAGTCTTGACAACTAAAAGCATATTATCTGTTGGTTTATCACAAGATATATTTAGATTTTTAGATGAATCAACAAGACTAATTGAAGTAGAAGGGGGAGTTTCGGCAAATGAAAGTACATCTATTGCTTTACAAAAAGCTATAGAAGATAGCGTACTTGAAATTATTAAAATCGGAATAGAAAAAAAATATTGGGTGTATAAAAATGAACTTTAATAAAATTACAACACTTGTTCTTTTGACTTTACTTGTTTATGCAATAGGTACTAATGCTGATGACAACGAAATCTATGTAGATCAAGTTGGTGCAACAGCCAACATTGACTTAGAGCAACTAGGTTCTGGAAACATTATAGGTGGTTTAAACTCTGCACACGGCTCTATGACTAACTTTGATCTAGATGGTGCAACTTTAACCTTAGATGTTAATCAGATAGGTAATAATAACAAGATGTTAGGTGATATCAATGCAGACTCGTTTACAGGTTTGTTTGATTTCGATGGTGATACTAACTCGTACACTATTCAAGTTGATGCTGGTAATTCTAATTCGGCAGATAATGGAAATGTAAATGTGGACGTTGATGGTAGTACAAATACCATGACACTAGACTTAGCTACCAATGCTATAGCTAGTGGTGCAGATATAGACACGATAGTTCAAGGTTCAAGCAATACTGTTCACATTGATCTAGATGTAGATTCTGCTACAAATTATATTGATCTTGATGGTGATTCAAATAATCTTGATTACAATGGGGATGGCTTTGCTGGAGCTTACTTTAAAATTGAACATGATGGATCAACAAGGAGTTTTGACATTGACCAACAATCTACGCAAGACAACGATTGGCTTAGAGTCGTATCTGATGGTTCTGGGGGTAGTTTTTGCATTAATCAATCAGACCAAGGTACTAGCACAAGTTGTTGATATAGGAAGCATTACAGAACTAAACGGAATTACTAGAGTTGTAAGAGATAAACCATACGAAAGTGCTATAGATTTTTCTTTAAACTCTATGGATCGCCTAGAAACAGCACAAGGTAGAATGGGTGTAACTTTTCAAGATGATACTACAATAAGGCTTACAGAGCATAGTAATGTGGTTATTGATGACTTTGTTTACAATCCTGATCAAGTTGAAAACTCAGCAATGGCTCTTAATTTTATCAAAGGAACTGGTCGGTTTATATCCAGTAAGACTAAAAAGCGTGTACCTAAAGATAAAATTAAAATACGAACAAATAGTGCCTCAATCGGAATAAGAGGAACGGACTTCACAATAACTGTATCTGAAACAGGTGAGGCATTGATTATACTTTTACCTGATGAGTTTGGTGAAAGTTCAGGAGAGATAGTAGTAACAACAGCATTAGGTCAAGTAGTTTTAAACAAACCATATCAAGCAACTACAGTATATAACTTAGAAACAATGCCTACTGACCCTGTAACTTTAGATATTGATTTAAACATGATCGACAATATGTTGATTGTTAATCCACCAGATAGAGTTACAGAAGAGCTAGAAGATGGTACATCAGTATCAGATAGTATATTAGATGTAGACTTTCTTGAGTTTGATGAGCTTGAACAAGATGCTTTAGCAGAAGATGATCTGGAGTATACAGAACTTGATATAGATTATTTAGCGGCAGACTTTCTTCAAGACCTGCTAGATATAATACAAGAAGTAGATGAACTGTCTAAAGCAGACAAAGCTTTGGAAGGAGAAGGTATTAAAGGAACTGCTATTGGTTATGATTCTAATACACAAATATCTAGTTTTGTTACAGATTCAGATGTAAAGCTTATTAGACAAGTAGAAGATAAGTTAGAAATGAAAGTATCTAGAGAAGGTTCTTATAGTATAAGAATTGATCAAGAGGGAAAAATTAATCAGGTAACTGTGAATGGTGGCAGTAGTTCTATAATAAATATTAAACAAGGTAGTTAAGGAGAGGATATGAAATTTAAATTTGTAAAAAACATTATAGGTGCAGTAGCACCAACGATTGGAACAGCATTAGGTGGTCCAATGGGTAACATGGCGGCTAACATGGTAGCAGAAGCATTAGGCTGTGAGCCAACACCAAAGAAGATAGAACAAGCAGTACAAGCGGCTACACCAGAACAACTAGCAGAACTTAAAAAGATTGATGCAGACTTTGAAGTAAAGATGAAAGAGTTAGAAGTTGATCTATACGCATTACAGACAAAAGACATACAAGATGCTAGAGGTAAGTTTTCTAAAGATTGGACATCTAGAATGATAGGTTTACTTGTTGTTGGTGGCTTTATGGGTTACATCTTTCTAATCACTCTCCAGCCTCCAGAACAGAATAGTGAGGCATTGATCAACTTAGTCCTCGGCTATCTTGGAGGTCTTGCAAGTGCTATTATATCATTTTACTTTGGTGCATCTAATTCTACTAAGGATAAAGACGAATGAAGATATCTGATGAAGGTCTATCACTTATAAAGCATTTTGAGGGGTGCGAGTTAAAAGCATATCGCTGTGCCGCAAATGTTTTGACGATTGGTTATGGATCAACTAAAGGTGTAACGGAAGATATGGAAATTACTCAGGAAGGCGCAGAAGAGCTTCTACAGGAAGAAATGCACGAATATGAGGGTTACATTAACGATATGGTTAAAGTGCCATTAGAACAGCATCAGTTTGACTCAATGGTATCTTGGGTATTCAATTTAGGTAGTGGTAATCTATCTTCGTCAACATTATTGAAAAAATTAAATAATTCAGAGTATGATGAAGTTCCTGAACAAATTAAAAGATGGAACAAAGCAGGTGGTAAAGTATTAGAAGGTTTGGTGAGGAGGAGAGAAGCGGAGGCTTTACTTTTTTTAGGTAAATCATGGAATGAGGTTTAAGTATGCCTTTAGTAAAATATGTTTTTAGACCAGGAATTAATAAAGAAGGTACAAACTACAGTAATGAAAATGGTTGGTTTGATGCTGACAAAGTTAGATTTAGAAAGGGAAAACCAGAAAAAATAGGTGGTTGGGTAAAAAATAGTTTAAATAGTTTTATAGGAACTTCTAGAAAATTACATACATATAGTAATGTATCAGGACAAATATTTACTGTAGCAGGAACTCATCAAAAACTATATATAAAAGAAGGACTTAACTTTAACGATATAACTCCTATAAGAAATGTAAATACTAATAGTGTTACATTTTCTGCTTTAAATGGATCATCAACAATAACAGCAACAGATTCAGGACATGGTGCTAAAGCTGGTGACTTTGTAACTTTTGCACAAGCTGTTACTTTAGGTGGATTAATTACTGCTGATGTATTAAATAAAGAATATCAAATAATTAGCGTACAAAGTAGTAATACATTTACATTTACAGCTACAGACTCTAATGATGATGCTGTTGTAGCAAACTCAAGCGATACTGGTAATGGTGGTTCTGGTGTTGATGCGACTTATCAAATAAATTCTGGTTTAGACTTTTATGTAAAATCTACAGGTTGGGGTGTAGATACTTGGGGTTCAGGAACTTGGGGTTCTACTACTGCTTTATCAGCAGTAAACCAATTAAGATTATGGTCTATAGATAATTTTGGTGATGATGCAGTTGCTTGTGTTAGAGGTGGAGGTATATTTTATTGGGATGAATCTAGTGGCACATCAACAAGAGCAACAAATATTTCATCAGTATCAGGTGCTAGTAATACACCTACTGTTGCTTTGCAGGTATTAGTATCTAATGTAGATCGTCATGTTATAGCTTTTGGTTGCAATCCAATAGGTAGCTCTACACTTGATCCTTTGTTAGTAAGATTTTCTGATACAGAAAGCGCGGCAGATTGGACTCCAACAGCAACAAACCAAGCTGGTGGTGTTCAGCTATCACAAGGATCGCAAATAGTAAGCGCAATACAAACAAGACAAGAGATAATAATTTTTACAGATGCTGGACTAATTTCTATGAGATTTGTAGGATCACCTTTTGTTTATTCTTTTACAGAGGTAGCAGAAGGTTTCTCTTTAATTGGTCCAAATGCTAGTGTAAATGCAGATAACAAAGTTTACTTTATGGATCGTGGTGGCTTTTATGTTTACTCAGGTGCAGTACAAAGATTGCCATGTACTGTTTTAGATCATGTTTTATCTAATTTAAACCTAGATCAAGCTCATAAAATTCATGCAGGTATAAATGCTAATGCTAACGAAATAATATGGTTTTATCCTTCTGGTAGTAGCACAGAACTAGATAGATATGTAATTTATAACTTTTTAGAACAAGTTTGGTCAATAGGCACAACAACAGATAACTTTGTTAGGACTGCATGGCAAGATGCAAACTTATTAGATTTTCCTATAGCACCAAGTAAAAATAGTGCATCAGTAAATGAAAATTATATATACGATCACGAAAGAGGACATGGTGATGATGGGTCAAACTTCACAGCTTTTATAGAGTCTAGTGATTTTGACTTACAGCCAGATGGAGAAAGGTATTTACAAATACAAAAGTTTATACCTGATGTTGAGTTTAGAAATCAAACAACTGTCAATGATACTGTTTCGTTTGTATTAAAAGGTAGAGATTATCCTTTACAAGATTTGTCTACCTTAACAACAAT